GCATTTTTATTGGTTGTTTATTTGATTGATAGTCTAATGTATTTAAATTTCTTCCAGGTAATGATACGCTTTCGCATAAGATTGATATATCCCTGGGGTCAGCAATAAAGTTTTTAACTGATAAATTACCACTTGCTGCTGAACTAAGTAAAGCTTGTGGATTAATATTTATCAGTGAAGCTGTTGGTGGAGTAAAAAATACATTGAATCTATTAGCTGGAGCCATTCCACCTTTTTTAGCAATTGTTGATTTTAAATCATCTAATCCTAATCCCATCTTTAGCTCCTAGCAATTTTAAGACTGTCTTTCCAAACTGCAGTCTTACTTGATTTCTTAAATTGTTCTACTGGCAAGAAGATAGCTACTTCCCAATCAGTCATAGGGACTCTTGAGAATTGAGATCTTACATGATCTGTAAGATAATGTTTAAAGCATGGTTTGAACTCTTTATATTTTCTTACACCCGCTAAAAGTTTATATCTCATTTTAGTTATACGAGAAGATTCAGTAGCTTTTGCTGGACCAATTTTCATGAGCTCATCTAAAAATTTAGCTCTAATATCTGGTCGTAGATAATGTAGATTCAATCCATAGAATCCACCCTTTGCTGGTTCAACCATTATAGTTAGTGGGAACCTATCGTAATAAGGTAATTCAGCTTTAAGCTTTGGATCATAGAAATACATGTACATATTACCAGCAACATTTCTAGTAGTTCTTTCTAATGCTGCATCTTTTAAAAGCTTTTGTCTACTAGGCATACGCATATCTTGAACTTTCTTTTCAAACCATTTGGATGAATCTCTAGTTCTTGCAGTAACGCCTGCTCTAAAAGCTTGAGCCTGTAATGTATCGAATAAACTTGCCATATAAACTATTTATAAGACTCTTACAGTACTTTTATACCAATATTCTTTAAAGTTTCTTCTGTCCAGACTTGGAATTCCCACCCTACTTTTTCTGCAAACTTATTTGCTGCTTCCCATTTATCGTTATTCTTTATGTAAGTAAGTTGCTCATTTACATATCTTTTAGTTTTACGCTTGGGTTTCTTAGGTGGAGCAGTTTCTTTTTTAGGTTTGATTTCAACCAGAAAGATTCTACCATTATCCATTTCAATTAATAAATCAACATAATACCTATGGAGAGACTTATCTACACTGTAAACGTATGGTATAACAACATCTTCACTGTTCCATCGAACAATTTTTGGATTGTTTTCACACCATCTGAATGCGTTTCGCTCCCACAGCGATCTATAAATTACTTTACTAGGGTCACCAGCATACTTTTCTGGTTTTTTTATTGTGTATCTACCTTTATAACTCATATAAATAATCCTATACGTTTATTTATTTATATAGGAACGACGAATGTCTTTAGAACAAACAACCGCAAAAAGAGAAAATAGAAAGGATAAATTTGGTTCATATAGCCAAGCTGACAATATTGTATTTCCATCTGATTTACAATTAGATCAAGAGGGAGCTAACTTTGTTCATTTCAGAATTAATCGTAGACAAGCAGGTGAAAGTCCACAACCAGTAAATGTATTTCTATATGTACCAATCGGATTTAGTTTAGGAGATTCAGCCAATTATGGCGATATGGAACTTGGAGCTATTGTTGGTGCAGCAGAGACTGTTAAAACTTTACTTGGTGGAACTGGTATGGGAGGAACTAATTTTACTGGAGCTGATATGTTGGGTACAGGTCTTTTAGCATCTGGTATGGCTCAAGGATTACTTGGAGATGTAGGTGCATTCTTAACAAAAGGTACTCAAATTGAAGCGATGCGTCAAGGTGTTGCGATCAACCAAAATATTAGAACTCAATTCCAAGGAACTCAAATAAGATCATTTAGTTTTGATTTTAAAATTGTACCATCAAATCCTGAAGAATCTACAGCAATGAGACAATTAGAAAAAACTTTTAGAAGATACTTATATCCTAAAAAGGCTGGACAAATTGCTTTATACTATCCACCAGAATTTCAAATAACTTTTTATAATAGTAATGATGATACACCTAATCCATATATGCCAATATTAATGCCAGCATATTTAACTGGTGTTACAGCAAATTATAATCCAACAAGTAATATGACATTTAAAGATGGTGCTCCTGTAGAATTAGATTTACAATTACAATTTCAAGAGAAAAAACAACTTGTACGAGATGACTTTGACGATCCAGATGCAGATGATTTTGGATTTGTACCAGGTATTGATAATGCTACTGGTTCAGGGGAAACCGCAAAAACTGAAGTTAATAAAGTTCCGGAGTAAGTGAACAATGTATTTTAAAAAATTTCCAAAAGTAGATTACGATTTTAATAGAACAGGTACTACACAAAAGATGATTAATATCTTTAGAAGTGTAAGACCATTAGATACCTTTATTGATGAACCATCTGCATATTCAGTATACGAAATTAAAAACGGCGAAAGACCTGATATTGTATCTCAAAGAATATATGGAACATCAATTTATTACTGGACCTTTTTTGTTATTAACGAATTTTTGCATGACGGTTATCGTGCATGGCCATTAAGTCAAGAAGATTTATTTGATTACTTACAAAAAGAATATGAAGGATATGTTATTACAACCAATCCTCAAATTATAAGAAACACTGACCAAATTATTACTGATCATAGAAATAGTTTAGCTGGTAGATTTAATGTGGGTCAAACATTATATGGAACAATCAGTGGAGCAAAGGGAAGAATTACTAAAAAGAATATTGATATGAATCAATTAGTAGTTCAAGATGTTACACTTGGTACGGCTGGAGTCAATGGTATTACTGGAGCATCTGATTCAAATGTAATTGGTGGAGCATTTATTGGTGATCCTGACGCAATTAATAATTCAACAGAAACAGTACGACAACAAGGAGCAAATCAAGACTTTGTTGATACATACAGAGTATTTAAATATCTTGACGCTCCATACTATTATTATAACGAAAATGATGCAGATAAAAAACCTGTAACAAATGCAATATTTGTAGAAGGAGGTGTGGCTGAATCTGATTTATCTTATGTAACATACCGAGCTCATGAAGAAGAGCTAAATGAACAAAGATCTCGAATCAGATACATTCATCCAAATTATATAAATGATTTTGTAAAACGATTTGAGAGCTTGTTAAATGTCTAGAACCCATTCACTTACAGCAGACGGCGGTGCAGTAAATCCTTTATCTTTTAAAGTAGAGGAATGTAAAATTGAAACGTCTGATGGTCAAATAATTGATATCAAACAATTATTGAATAATGTAATTATAACAGAGTCTATAAACAAAATGTTTATGGAAGTAAAATTACATGTCTTAGATGCAGCAAATGTTTTAGAACTATTAAAATTAACAGGTGGAGAAAAATTACATAGTTTAGTTATAGATCGAGTTGGACTTGATGGAGAAGTAGACGAGTTTAGATTAAAGGATATGAGGATTGCAAAGATATATGACTTTGCACAACAAAAAAATTCAGCTCAAACATATCATATCTTATGTATTTCAGAATATGCATATGTCAATCAAACAAGAGTATTAGATCATTCATTTAAAGGAACAATGGGTGATATTATTAGTAGGATATGTAAAAGAGAATTAAATATATCTCAAGAAATGGATATTGAAACCTCAGGAGATATTGTCAAAGGTATATTTCCTAAGCTTAAACCATTATATGCAGTAGATTGGTTATCACGAAATGCTATCGATGCAGGTACTCATTATTATTTTTATGAAACACCTGGTGGAGTAAAATTTAAATCATATAATTCTTTATTGCAAGAAGATGTTCATGGAACATATTTAAATAAACCAAGAGAAAGAAATAATTCAGATGAAACCCCAGGGACAGATGGTAGCGAATTTAATGAAGAGGCCGGAATTATTCGTAAGCTTTCTTCAGCAATTGATGAATCAAAATATTTTAGATTAGCAGATGGCTGTTATGGTTCAACTTTACATACATTAGATATTGTAAATAAAGAATATAAAAAAGAAGAATTCAGATATAATAAATTACCAATGCTTAATGATAATAAACCATTCCCTGAAGGTCTTTCAATATCAAATAAAACTTTAAATGAACATGTTGGTGGAAGGAATGTATATATTTCTTTAAACCCTAATGCATTTGGAACCGATGGTAATTATCATTTACCAGCAAGTACAAAAGATATACAAAAGAAAATTGCAACAGCAGAAAATTTAAAAACAATAAAACATAGTTTTGAAATTGCTGGTGATTTTAATTTAGAATGTGGTAAGTTAATTAATTTAGAAATTATGAAATCAGTAAATATCGATCCTGATGATGAGGATGATGATCTTTTAGATAGTTTATTATCAGGTGTATGTATGGTTACTGAGATTATTCATAGATTTGAAAAGAATTATGTAATGGAAGTCAGTGCTTCAAGAGACTCTTATATAGAATCCCTTGATGAAAATATTATACAGGTGGAGAATAATAATGGAGCGTAGAGAAGACGGATTTAGAAGTAATAGTTTCAGTTGGTTTATTGGAGTTATTGAAGATATTAATGACGATCTATTATTTAATCGTGTAAAGGTAAGAGCTTATGGTTATCATAATGATAGTCCAGCAGAATTACCTACAGCTGATTTACCTTGGGCAACTACTATGATGCCAACAACATCAGCATCATTTAAAGGTATTGGTTCTAACCATGAATTAATGGTAGGTTCATGGGTAATAGGATTCTTTAGAGATGGTCCGAGTGCACAAGATCCTATTGTTATAGGTTCAATTGCAACAAAAACAGATGGAACAATTGATATCCCTGTTGAGGCTCAGTTAAATCCACCCACAAATAAAGTACATAAAACAGAAGCAGGTCATAAAATTGAATTAGATAATACCTCTGGTTCTGAAAGAATAAATATACAACACAAATCAGGTACAACAATTAATATCGCAGCAAACGGAACAGTGTTTGTCAATGCTTCAAATACTACAGTTGATATCACAGGCAATACAACGATTCATGGTAATTTAACAATCAATGGTTCTACACATTCAACTGGTGATGTTTCTACTGAGGCTGGAAAAGGTTTATCCCTTGCTGGACATACACATGAAACTCTAATTACACCAGGATCAAGTGCAGGTACATATGAATCTTTCACTGGGGATAAAGGCGGAGCAGGTGATGCAGATCCTCCTACAGAACCTACACCAGAAGAATAATCTACATAGATAATAGGTATAAATAGTTATATGGCAAGTTTAATACAATCAGATAAATCAATATCAGGTAATCTGATAAAAAGTAAAGTTACTGCTAGAAAAAAACAGTACAGAGATTTAGACTTGTCTTTAAAAACTCATCCTATTCGTAAGGATATTATACCTTTGAAGGATGATGCTGCAGTAAAGAATGCAATTAAAAATTTATTAGTTACTAATTTTTATGAAAGACCTTTTCAAGATGATTTAGGAGCTAATCTTACTGGATTGTTATTCGAACCAGCAAATAATATTACAAGAATTCTTATTAAAGACGCAATCAAAGATGTAATAAGAAAATATGAGCCAAGGGTGGCAATAAGAAATATTATTGTTGAAGATCATAGCGATCGAAACGCATACAAAATTAAAGTAAATTTTAGAATAAAAGAAAACAATACTGAGGATAATGTCAATATTGTATTAAGAAGGTTAAGATAAAATGGCTACTAACTTAAACGTAACAGAACTTGATTTTAAACAAATCAAAACTAATTTAAAAAACTTTTTAAAGCAACAAAATGAGTTCAACGATTATGACTTTGATGGATCAGGCTTAAGTGTATTGCTTGATGTATTAGCTTATAATACTCATTATAATGCTATGAATGCTCATTACTCTCTCAATGAAGCTTTTTTAGACTCAGCTCAGATTAGAGGTAATGTTGTAACAAGAGCTAAACTTCTTGGATATGTACCAAGATCAATTCTTTCTCCAAGAGCTAAAGTTAATTTAGTTGTTGATGTTACAGGTTTAAACGCATCAGGTTCATTATCATTACCAAGAGGAACAAAATTAAAATCCACAGTAGCCGGTGAAGAATATAATTTTGTTGTATTAAATACTCAAACAGCTCCTGAAGTAGTCAATAACAAATATACATTTAATGATGTTGAAATCGTTGAAGGTTCATTGAGAACATTAAAATATAGAGTTGATAATGATATTGAAAACCAAAAGTTTCAAGTATCAGACGCGAACGCAGATACGTCCACGCTACGCGTACGCGTACAGGAAAATGAAGAATCAGCTTCTTTCGATATATACACTAAGTTTGAAACATTAAAAGGAATTGATTCCACAACTAAAGTTTATTACTTACAAGAAAATTCATCTGAATTTTATGAAGTATATTTTGGAGACGGGATCTCAGGATTTAAACCTTCTAATAATAATATTGTAACATTAGATTACGTAATCACCGATGGTAAAGAAGCAAATAGTGCTAGTGTATTTACAATGAATGATACTATTGGAGGATTTAGTAATATTACAGTAACAACAGCAACAAATGCTGCTGGTGGAGATGAAAAAGAAACAATGGAATCTATTAGATTTAACGCTCCATTATCTTTTGCTTCTCAAAATAGAGCTGTAACATCAGACGATTATTCAACAATTATTAAAAATAACTTTACTAATATTGATTCTATATCAACTTGGGGTGGTGAAGATAACGATCCACCTGATTATGGTAAAGCTTATATTTCAGTTAAACCTATTACAGCTTCTGTATTAACTGAAAACGAAAAAGAACA